CAGCAATTGTTGGTTTTGATCCAAACAAGGAACGTAACCACGCTTTAAAATTTTCAAACATCTTCTTCTCCTTCACTCAATTTTTCAAAAACTATTAAGTCACCAACATCATCATTGAATGACAAATTTTCATAGTTAACCTTTATATATCCTTTTCTACCCAAGGATGTACCTGCAATCATCATTTTAAAAGTCATCAGATGATCAATAACCTCATCCTCAGAAGTCACAATGGTTCCTTCGGCTTGTAATAGCATTAAGGTAATTACAATTAATTCTTGAAGCCTTGGATCATCATCACGTACTTCTGATAATTCACATAGATGATCTAGTTCAACTTGTGATAACTTAGTAAGATACGCACCCACTGTTAGGTAAGGATTCTCAATAAAGTTGGCAGCAAGTAGTCGCGTCGATGTGGCGAATTGCTTTTTGGCAACCACATCAGGCAATTGAACATAAAATTCTTTAGCAGTTTTTTTATTTTCCATAATATATCTATATCTTACCAATGTCTAATAACGCCTGCAATAATAAATGCATTGGTTATTATATACCATAAAACGATGGCAGTTCGGATTAAAGCAACTTTATCTGCTTCAGTCGAATCAGCATGTGCTTTTTCTCCAAGTGCCTTCGTCCAATAATACCAGAGTTTAGATAAACTCGACATTTGCCATAATCTCTGTCATACATGCAACCACGTTCAATTCATGGTCAGCAACGAATGAGTTCTTGTATTGATAATCGGCAAGGATTAGAATCAATTGTGGTAAAGATTCTGCTTTAATTTTAGTTGTCGCACGGTCATAGACCGCACGGAAGATGGCAGAAGCATCAGTATCAATATTATTAGCAACCCACGAACGCATTTTCTTAAAGTCTTTTTCCTTCAAGAGTTTCATCAGTCCGTCATAGTTATCATTGGTCAGGTTTTTGGTAACACCCGAGTCAATGAAACCGGACAATGAATAGCGTTGGCACTCATTAATAACACGACGCCAATCAGGAGCAAACTTCATGATCAAGTCTGCAATTGCCATCTCTTCATAGCTCACACCTTCCTCTTCAAGGATGAACTTCATGCGTTTCATGAATTGTGCAGCAAGTTGAGCTAGGTCCTTCTTACTTGTATTAAATTCATATACACCACACCGAGAATGGAGAGGTTCAATGATTCGGTTCTTGAAGTTACAAGTGAGAATGAATCGGCAGTTGTTACTAAATTCCTCAATGAACCCACGAAGTGCAGGTTGTGTTGACTGAGGATTCAAGTAGTCTGCCTCATCCAGGATAACGACCTTATAACCACCTTGCAAGGATACGGTAGAGGCAAATTGTTTAATTTTACCTCTTAGTGTTTCAATGTTACCTTCCTCGGAACCGTTGATAACAATATGGTCAAGGTCGAGAGAATTACAAAGAGCACGAGCAACGGTGGTTTTACCAAGGCCAGCAGTGCCGGTAAAAAGCATATTAGGCAAATCACCTTTATCAACAATTGCATTAAATGTATCCTTAAGTGATTGCGGAAGAATAGTATCATTGATTTTTTTAGGGCGATATTTTTCTACCCACAGAAATTCATTAGACATTTGACAAGTTACTCCATACTTTAATAAATTTATTCACACTAACGCTGTCAATTGTTTGATTCATTAACTATTCATTGCCTGTTCCTGTTGCACTTGTTCTACCAATTGAATTGCCTGGACACACTGATCACGTAACTGACCGATGGTTGATAGCTCTTCGCCTTTAAAGCCACCACGTGTGGTAATGGCATCAATAACGGCAATAGTGCTACGGCCGATACGGTTGGCAATTTCATTAAGTTGATCTTGGGGTGTTTTATCTGACATATTAAGCTCCAAATGTAGATGATTTCTCTAGTGCAATCCAATATTGCACATTAAGTTTTTTATGTTGAAAATGGGAAATGAGTTTGGAAGAGATTGAGACGTCATAATCGCCTGGGACAATCTTTAGGTTACCAATATTCATAATAAAGTTAAAAGTTGCATCTGCCGCAAACTCACCATCAACATCAATAGAATATGTATTCGATGTAGAGTTGGCACTATCAACAACGGCAAAGTTTAGCACACCATTCTTACCTGTGATGGACACATCTGAGTGACCCAAGGCAGAAGCAGCGCGTTTCAATTTAGTCAGTGTATCAGTGGTCAGTTCAAACTTAACCTCGGACTCTGGCATCTTGATATCCTTACTTGGTGTGGTAAGGGTTTCCTCAGGTGAGAAAAAGTATTTAACTTTGGATCGGCCAGCGGTATCACCAATGACTACATAACTTTCATTGAAATTGAGCTGTGGTTTATCAACCAAATCCAAGACACTGATGAATTCATTCAGATCATAGACGCCGAATGTTTGTGGAAAAGTTTCAGTGACATCTGCTGATGCCATGATGTTACGGGCCTCAGACATAGTCTTGACCGTATTGCCCTCGCGAACCATTAGATTCTGATTAATACCAGAGAAGTTCTTGAGAATTGTGAGAGTGTTGTCGCTTAGTTCCATAGTAGGTTCCTCATAAAAAAATGTGTATGATGTATTATATCACGGTTTTGACTTCTTGTAAACACTTTATTTTACCAAAGTTCTTATTTTTATTATTATGACATATCATAAAGACCAAATGCCCAATTTTTTTCAGCACACCACCAACAAGTGTAACAAGGTCGTTTTGGTGCAATACATGATTGTGTTAATGGGAATAAATCTTCCATAAGATCTTCCTCATAATAAATTTTGGCCAATTGAGATTTATCAATGTTTATGAATGGTTTATAAACATCCATTCTTGTGCTTTTTTGATAGATGAGATTATTTTGATCTGGTAACGTACGGGTATCACCTAGCTGTATGGTCATATGTAGAAAATGATCGTACATATTTAATTTTTTCATAACATCAATTGGTGGTGTTGATGTTGTACCACTCATATATAAATCATATCTATTAGTTTTAAATATTCTATCCCAAAATTCCTTTGTATGTTCTTTTTTGGTTTTTTCTTTATAATAATAATCAATTATATTTTCTTCAATATGATATGGATATCTAGATTGAATGCATGATATAATTTTTTTAACTGCTTCATCATTACCAGGACGATATAAATCTACATTAGTCCACGGTGTGATAGACACATTTAAATTATTTTCATAAACATATTTTACTAACAAATACATTAACAGTGCTGAATCAACACCACCTGAAATAGAAACCAAAATGTTTTTTCTATTTCTATCTTTTATTAGATTAAAATCATCTATCACTTTATTTTACTGAAGTTCTTATCTTTATAAAATTCAATCTTGTTTTCAAATTTTCCATCTAGAATCTCCCCCTTGTGAGAGATGACAAAAACATTCGAATCGTCAGGGAGAGTATATAGAATCTTAAGTAAATTCTCAACGCCGTCAGCATCAAGACTCGAGTCAAATGTTTCATCTAGAATTAATAAGTTAGTTGCAATAGAGTTTTTCATCTTAGCAACTTGGCGCCAAGTGAATAACAGTGAAAGGTCAATTCGTTGTTTCTCACCTTCTGAAAAGGATTCATAGGTAAACTCATCACGGTGACGTGATCGAATTGTTTCTTGAAATGATTCATCCAAATCAAAGTGAACAAAAAAGTCAAGGATTTGTAGGTATTGGTTTACCAACTTATTGATTGCTGGTAAATACTGCTTAATGATCTTAGTCTTAATACCAGTGTCCTTCAGCATTTCACTGATAACACCATTATAGGCTAGTTGGTCATTCAAATCAAGCTTACGTTCCATCAAAGCTTGTTTCTGCTCAATATGTTCTTTTAGTTCATCTCTAGCATTCTGCAAGTCCTCGACGGCAGTACCGGCAATTTCAGATTCAAGTTCTCTAATCTCACCCTGCAGTCTTGTAATCTCTTTTGTGTTGGACAATAAGTCTCTTTGCCATTCACGAACCTTAGTAAGTGTTTCATTGGCTGTGGTGAGAGAAGATTCAAGTAAAGTACTTTCATCATTGGCTTTATCCATTGCAACCTTAAGTTCTTTTGCTGTGGATTTTGCCGAATTAAGTTTTACTGTTCTTAGTTCTTCTGTAATATCCTGTGAACAAGTTGGGCAGGTATCATGTTCTTCATAGAACTTTGCATCCTTGGCTACAGTTGACATCCGTTGCTTAAACTGTGCCTGATACTGGATAATTGTTTGTTGCTTTGTAGTGAGTTTAGAGATTTCTCGTTCAATAGGCTCTTGCTCTTTTTCAATATCAGCAGTAATGGTTGTATTGGTTTCCATTAAAGCATTAATTGCATCTTGACTTGCACTAATCTTCTTCTTCTTTACTTCAATATTAGCCTCAGTCAACACTTGGACATCTTTAATATATTTCTCGTGCGATTCAATACGAGTTTTAGAGATATCAACCTCATATGATACTTGACGAATGCTCTCCTTTAATGTATTAGTCTGTTCACGCAGTAACGTATTCATCTTAGAGAAGATATTAATATCAAGCAAATCCTCAATCACTTCACGTCTGTGTCCTGACTGTAATTGCATAAAAGGAATAAAGGAAGAAGACCCTAGAACCACAACTTGATGGAACGACTTATGGTTCAGTTTGAGGATGTTTTGTTCTAGGATCTTCTGATATTCTTTAGAGTGTGAGGATTGGTTAAGCATCTGCTCATTTTTCCAAATCTCAAACACACCAGGAGAGATACCCCTAACGATTTTAAAATTATTATTGCCTAGGGTAAACTCAACCTCGACGACACAATTCTTACCATTCACTGAGTTAACCAGTTGTGGTTTATTAATGTTCCGATGTGGTTTACCAAAGAGACCAAAGGAGATAGCATCCAACATTGTTGATTTACCAGCGCCATTTTGTCCAACAACCAGTGTGGATTTATTTCGAGTTAAATCAATCTCTGTGAAAGAATTTCCGGTTGAAAGAAAATTTTTCCATTTTACTTTAGTAAATCTAATCATGCAATTTCTAATGTTTGTGCTTCAACCATAAGTTCACTCATCTGCATCTTAATACGGCTCTTATCCAGTTCCGTATCAACTGCATCAACGTATGTGTTTAGCAACTCACCTGTATCCTCAAAAGAGATATTCTCATCATCAACGTTTTCGCCTACAAACTCATTAAAAGTTTCGGCAATCTTTAGCTCATGGATCTCGCGTCCCTGAATTCTATCTACAAACCTGTCAAAGATAAATGCATCCGATTTATTGACAACAATGATCTTAACAAACTTGTTATCAAATTTTGACACGTCATATGTATTATAATCCATTTTGCTGTCATCGTAAACAACTTTTTCAAATAAAGTGTATGGATTGTTTACAGCAGTAAGTTCTCGTGTATCCGTATCAAGAATATGGAAATATTTTGGATCACCAGCATCGGACCAGAAATATTCCATCTGCGAACCAAAGTAATGAATATTATCTTTCTGTGACTTGGTATGGTAGTGACCTGATAGAACCATCTCAAAGCGTTTAAATAGCGATGGATCCATACCATCCGTTGCCTTGACCCCACGCATCAAATCAAAACCATTGAGTTCTAAGTGAGCACCAAGAATATCAGCATCACAACTACGGATAAACTCCATAGACTTTTCATAGTTATCTGCACAGATCCAAGGCATCAAACCAATCTTTAGTTTATCATATTCCATAACTTTTGGTTCCATAACAATATGAATCTCATTCATAAAGTGGCCAAAGAGTTCTTTCAATGAGTTAAGATTGTTTGTATTCTTATAGTACGTATCATGGTTACCTGGAATAATATCCATTTTAATACCATGTTTACGCAGAGGCTCAAGAAAGTGTCTACGATTGTGATGCATCGCTTTAAAGTTAATAAACTTGCGATGGTCGTAGTAATCACCCAAGTGAATAATCTGAGTGATATTATTTTCTAAAAGATATGGAAAGAAAACCTTACCATAAAAATCTTCATGGTTCTGTAAAAAAACATCGGACGAATTACGGATACCGCAGTGTGTATCATTCAGAAAGGCAATTTTCATTCTAAAAAGTCACTCAAATCAGAATCTTGGTTTTTATTCTTACGTTTCTTTTTCTCTTCTTTAGCGTATATTTTAATTTGGTTATCGGTTTCCCTAATACGACCAATACGCTGACGGATAGCTTCAACAATGTGTTCTGTTTGGACAAAGTCTTCTTCACCCGCACCCATAAGATCTTCAACATTAACCTTGGACAGGTAAGACATTTTAATGTCCTGTTGTTTTTTCTCTTTGGCAATCCTGCGAAGAAATGCATACCATACAATCTGTGTGAAGTAGGCAAATGCATTAGGTCTGCCAGTACGCGTTGCGGTTTCCAAATTATAATTCAGAATAGCTTTGAGGCAGTTTTCAACTCCATCCATTACCATTTCCTCACGGTATGTGTAACGAATAAAGTTTGATTTGTGTGACAGACCCTCAGAAATACGCAGGAAACATTCTGCAATATAGTTAGGTACTATCGGAATTGGATTATTATCTTTCTCTGCTTCTCTTACCAAGGTCACATAATCAACCACGGATTGTGAGAATTGAGCATTATTTACATAATGAACATTTTCCTTTTTGGACATAGTTCACTCCTTTCATTGTGTCTATTATAACACGTATCATTACAAAAGTATATGTGCATTTTCTTAATTTAAGAAAGCATTCATTGATTTACAGCACTCCGAAAGTATGATATAATCCTAATACAATGGTACGGAGGCAGTGGTATACCCTTCTAATGGAAGTGTTTCTTTATTTCTGGATCAATGGTTTCACTATCCAATGCTTCCAACTGATCTTCGGTTACCGTAACTCTATTCTCAGCTACATCCAAAGCATCTTTTACCGCACCGGCATAATGTTCTATCATTTCATCTGATGGATATGCTTCTGCAATAATATGTGAAGAATTAATTCTCTGTTCATTATCTTCTTGAAAGACCATGAAAGGTCTAAAATAATAATATTTTAAACCACGTTGTTGATCTTCTACATTTAGAATTTTAAATGCATTAACAACAATAAGATCACCATCTTCTGCCCAGGTGATTACCTCACAGATGATTTCATCATTGTTAGTAAGTTTAAGTTGTTTAACTTCCATCATCAATATTTATCTCGTATGTTTTATAATCAAAATTTTCATTCTGATACATTTTCAACCTTTCAGCTGAGTGTAACAAACAGAAATTCTTTCGAGACCTAATGGATAAATCATCCGTTATATCAAATAGTTTTGTAACTCTACCATCATCAGATTTTCTTAGTCCACGTCCAATACTTTGAAGAACTCTAATCTGTGATTTGGATGGAGATGCAAATATAATATTATGTAGGTTCCTAATATTTATACCAGTAGAAAATGTACCCATGGATGCGACAATAATTGCATCTGTTTGTTTCTCTGTGATTTTACGAATTGCTTCTCTATCGGCAGTCTCTGTCTGACCTGAGACAAAAAATACTTTCCTATCTTCATGTGCCTTGGCTCTTATTATATCATAAAGAACCTTACCATGTTTCTCTACATACTGGAATAGCACCAATGTGTTACCTGTTTGATCTACTGCTAGGTTTCTAATGAGTGTATTTCTTTTCTCATTGGTAACGACAAAATCAATTTCATCTTGGTATGTTAACCCATTGCATGCTTCTCTACTTGTCTTACTATAGTTTAAAACAAGTCTGGTGATTGCCAATTTAGCAAGTGTATCATTATCTTGCAACGCACGTGTTGTGGTTACCTTAAATACACGGCCAAACAAACCTTGTAGAACCAATTCATGTGTGAGTGAACCATCCAATGTACCTGTGGTACCAAATCGGTATTCTGCTTCGGTACACTTTTCCATAATCGTAGTAAGTGATTTGGATTTAAAGCCATGACACTCGTCACCAAACACAGCGCCAAATTGTGAGAACCAATCTAATGGAAACTTATAGATTGATTGCCATGTTGACACATACACCCGTGCTTCGGCATTCTTATCTCGGCCAGAGTAGATTCTATGTACTTCATTCTTAGCATCAAATGAATCATTAGTTGCATAGTCATTAAAATCACCATACATCTGCTCAACCAATGAGGTCGTAGGTACAATAACCAGGACTCTTTTATCAGAGTTGGCAAGAAACCAACGAAGCAATGTGTAGATAATTAATGATTTACCCGAGCCAGTGGGTGATACCAATATGCCTTTCTTTTTATGGATTGCATTGCATACAGCATCAAACTGATAATCTCTAATTGGAAATGGCAGATTAATACTTTGGACAAAATCCATTATATCCAAAGGCAGTACTTTATTTGCCGATTCTGGTGGCCCATAATCACTATCGTGTTGGTCTAATTCATACTCTCGTTGCTCACAAAATTTGAGTAAATGATAAAACAACCCACCTGGTAGTGTACCAGTGCGCGCATTATATAGACGGATTTTACCATCCCATACTCTATTCTTAAATGCTGGCATAAACTTATACCCCGGCACAAAGAATGAGAAATACTCATTTAATTCAGCGGCAATACCAGGGTCACATTGTAGGACCATGGTAGCATGATTTAACTTCCAGATTGAAATTTTTTCCATTCAATAATGTTCTTCACTGTTTGGTGTCGCCACTTAATATTTTCTATGATCTCATGTAAAGTATCTATAACGGTCTTATAATACTGGATTTTCTCTTCTGATTTCTGAATGTCTGGATCTGAATCATAATAATAATCCATCTCACCTTTCAAGACTTTTAAGCCGTTGAATGGATCCAATGCCCAGTCCTTTTCTTTAATTTCCTCTGGCGATAGCTTGCCATTATAGTATAACCACTTGTCTTTGAGTAGTTCTTTTTGCTTAAACTCTGAACGCTTAAGCATTAACTTATAGTTAGAGGAGAGTGTGAGATATTTTGCGTGTAGTTTAGGAGACTCTCTCGAAGCCTCATCTAAACGCATATCATTAATTTGGCAGTCGTCTGCCCACTGAGAAAGAATCTCTTGTAGATCTAACATGATATAGTTCCATTTCAATTATAATGTAGTTGATACTGTGAATGACTCAGTAATTGCACCTGTCGTTTTATTTATATTCAATAATTCAAAGTAAGTGAATCGGAAAGAAGCAGCAAAGGTAACAAATTCATTGCCCGCAGCAGTTGTTACCAATTGAATATCACCCAATGAAGTAGGTACACAATCCAAATAACGAATTTGCTTTGTAACATTATTTGCACTTGATAACATATGTAATGTTATATCTGCATATGTTGGTGCGGTATCACTTGCTCTATTGAGAGGTGACACTGGATTTGTATCCAATAATCTACGGATCCAATTATACATTTCTGCATAAGAAGTCATATCCTCATCAAGGATAATATTTGCCGTTAGTTCATTGAACGTCAATTTATCACCAGCAAATGGAATGCCAGCAATCTTCCTAAAAGGTACTTCGACTGAGTTTAATATCATACCTGGATGGGTAATGCTTTGACAAAAGAATTCCAGATTCGGATAATTCTTTCGATCAAGACTAATCTTAAACGAAGTAGGTTGTAGGTAATTAATATTAGTAGTAAGTGCCATATAATCTATTTATACTTTATAGCATATAAAAAAAGGGATCCGAAGATCCCTTTAAAGGCCCAGTGGACTGGGCTCTTATTATACCAAGAATTAAGCGAGGATGTTATCAACGCGGAAGATTCTGTAGTATTGGTTGGTACGAACAGTAGCCAAACCAGAGGCAGCAGTAGCGCCAACGAATGGGTTTGAAGCCATACCGTAGCGAGTCTTGAAGCCAATCTTGGGTTGGAAGGTGTCCTCACCAACAGCACGGACCATGGTCAATGGAACGTATGGGCAGTAGAACAAGCCAGCGTCGTAGGGGTTAGTACCCTTGTAACCAACGGTAACATAGTCAGCAGAAGCATAAGGATCGATATAGACCTTTGTGCGACCGTTCAACACACCAGCGAAGGTGTTACCGGTGTCATCAACTTGCAAGTTGGTAGACATAGCAGGAGCGTAGTCCAACATACCTGATGCTGCCAAGGCAGAAGCGACGTCAGAAGAGCAAACAATGAAGTTGCCTTTACCGCGACGGGTTTCTTTTGCAATGGTGTTAGCTTCACGTTCGATTTGGAGAATCAAACCCTTGAACTTCTCAACAGACCAACGGCCATCGGCATCGGTAGACAAGTTGAAAATACCCTTAACTTGCAAACCATCTTGGCGTGCGCCAATCTTAGCTTGTGAGTTCATGGTACGGATAACTTCACGGTTGATTTCAGCCAAGATCTCAGTAGAGAGGATGTTAGCCAATTCGGTTTCAGCATCCAAGCCATGAATTGCCTTCAAGTCTTGAGCCAATTCCAAGCTGTATTCAGCCTTCAAAGCACGTGACTTAGCAGTAACGGTAGCCTTTTCGATTGTGAAACCCATTTCAGCAAATGCCTCACCAGCAGCGCCGAGGTTTTCAGCTTCAGCCGTTGTGTAAGCATCGCCGATTGCTGGAACATAAGATGCGCCAGAGTCAACAATAGAGCTATCAGCATCGGTATCGGTAACACTCTCGAGACCTGAAGTACCACCGTTAGCGGTAGTAGCAGAGTCACCAGAGTAACCAACAGCAGCTTCGTTAAACAATGCCTCATCGCCATTAGACACACCAGCTTTGGTGGTTTTGTAGCGTGACTTCATTGCGAAGATCAAACCGGTAGGACCAGTCATAGGTTGAACACCAGCGATGTCATAAGCCATCAAGTTAGGCATTGCACGACGGACCAAGGCGATCAAGACGGGATCCCAGTTACCAGCAGCGCCACCAGTTACAGCAGCAGTACCGTTAGTTGGGGTTTCCATCAACATACCACTTTGAGCGCGTTGCTCAGAGAAAGCACGTTCTTGGTTTTCCAAGATTTGAGCCGTAACGGCACGACGGTGTGAGTCTTTAATAGAGCCAGCAGATTCTTCATTAAGAACTGGTGACCACTTTTCTACTAATTTATCGTAAGATTGTTGCATTTGGATTTACTCCCTTATTTTGCAGATTTTCTGATTGCGGACAAGTACTGAGCCATAGAGCCAGAAGCTACAACGGCATTATCACCATCGGTATCTTCAGAGATTTCTTGGGTTGTTTCAGTAACTTTTTTGGTGAAATATGATTCTTTGATGGTTTGAACTTTCTTAGCAAAAGTATCAGCATCTTCAAAATCAACATCTTCAACCAAAGACTTGAGTTTTTCAACTTGGGTTTCAGCAAGACCACGAGCAGATTCACGGATGATTGCATCACGCTTATACAATTCGAGTTCTTCGGACATGGCAATGGCAGCACCGGTTGTTTCATTGAGTCTAGACTCAAGTTCTTCAACTGTTTCGGCGAGTTCATCAACCAAGTCAACCTTGCTTTCTGGAATTTCGATGTAAGATTCAACGAATAGATCTTTCAATCCACCCATGAACTTTTCAGCGATTTCAGCGCGGAGGCCTGATTGGATAGCGACACGGTTGTCTTCCATCCATTTTTCAACTACGTAGTTAAGGTAGCTGTCAACCTTCTCGACCAATTCTTCTTTCGTTGAATTGATTTCCTCGGACAATTCTTCTTCGTACCGAGCTTCAAGACGGTCAATCTCTTCAGAGAGCTTAGATTTAATCGCAGCTTCGAAGATAACTTCAGCTTTAACTTTAAATTCTTCTGATAGAGTAGCTTCTGATTCAACCAAAGCCTTAAGGTCAGATTCAAAATCTGCTTCATACTCGAAACCTGCATTTTCAGCAACGGTTTCTTGTGATTCAGCATCAGTATCTTCTGCCATCAACTTTGACATCAACATTGCAAGATCTTCCTTCTTCATACCATTCATCTTGGTATAAGCGGCATTAATCATGCCTGCCTTTGTTTTAGGCATAGGGTCTTGCTTAGTGTTGTCACCCTTACGCTTTTTAGCGCTTGGTGAAGCATCACTAGCTTTATCTACAGATGCAACAGCTTGCGCCGGTGCATTTTTAGGATCATGAGCGCCTTCCACGATTTCGTTCTCAGCATCGTAGAGTTCGACTTGATCCATTTCCTGGTCTTTAGTCATAATGACTCCTATTTTTTAGATTTGAGTAACGAGAGGAAATTTTTGAACTCACGAACCTGTGTCTCATAGAGATCAGTTCTCGATGCTTTCTTAATTTCAGTCTCCATCTTCTCAATAGTTTTAGCTTCGATAATACCATTATTCCAAACCCATTCAACACCTTCCATTATTCCATTAACGAATGCTCCAGGTGCAGATGGATCTTGTACAATATCAATTGCATTAAGAGTAAAGTCTGGTTTTACAACCATTACGCCATTACCACGCTCTAAACTTCCCATACCACGAGTTGAAACCCCAAGTTGAACGCCACCCTCAAGCAGACCTTGTACGATCTTACCCATTGGTGTATCCAAAATTGCGGCCTTTCCGACAATATCATTACTTTCCCACGTGAGGCTGGTAATGAGGTGCGAAACTTTATCAAGGTTGACTGTTGGACCCTCAGGGTGATTTAACTCACCAACAGACCGACCTTTTGAAACCTGCTCAGTAACATATTTACCGACAGCAGATTCCATAATTTGTTTTGGATAGACTCTACCATTGCGATTCTTTTGATCTGCCTGAGCAAATACACCTTCGATATAATACTTCTTACTACCGTCCTTTTTGGCTTCAGTAAGAACATTTAGATCTTGGTCGTGAAATTCCGCAATTAGTTTCATCTTAATCCCTATATTGTTTTATAAACTCTGATGCCGCTTTCACTGCATCATTCTGGCTTTTAAAACTATCAAGTAGATCATTGTCTACATAAGCTTCGAATCGGCCAGAGTTTTTCCGAACTTCAACACTAAATCCATCAACCCGTTTTGAAAAAACAGGTTTTTCTTTTTTAATGCGAACGTCATTAAACTTTTTCATAATTATTTATATAAAAGTGTTTTTCAACAATTAATTTTCTTCTTCATCCTCATCATCACTGATGGGTTCTTCATCTTCTTCTACTTCATTATCTTCGATTGCTTCAATGTCATCCAAATCAGCATCGTCAATCACAACGTCACCATCTTCCTCTTCTTCTTCGGTATCCTCGACACCGTTATAGATTTGATTGGCAACTTTAATCTCTTCTTGATTTAGCAAATCACTCATCTTGACAGTCATAATTTCACCAAATACATTACTAGCTTTATTGTAATCTTGGTCCAAAGCATGTCTAATTAGATCTTTAATCTCTTCACTCATTCTATTCTCCTAAAGCTTATATTATTGAGCTGGGGTGTT